TAACAGCAAACACCACAGGTGACAGTAATGTTGCAGTTGGCTATGCAGCACTAGATGCAAACACCACATCAAGCAACAATACTGGAATAGGTATAAATGCACTAGGCGCACAAACAACTGGCTCACAGAATACGGCAGTTGGTGCTAGTGCAATGGCAACGAATACTACAGGCGCTGCAAATGTAGCAGTTGGCTATAGGGCACTAAATACTACAAATACTGGTGGTAATTATAATGTAGCAGTAGGCTATGATTCCATGCAAGCAAGCACTACAGCGGCAAATAATGTTGCTGTTGGTTTTGATGCTTTAAAAGCAAACACCACAGCCGATAGTAATACAGCAGTTGGCTATGCAGCTTTAACAGCAAATACCACAGGCTCACTTAACACAGCAATAGGTACTTTAGCTTTAGATGCTAATACCACAGCAGCTAACAATACAGCAGTAGGCTATACTTCTTTAGGAGCAAACACCACTGGTTCTGAAAACACAGCATACGGTTCGTATTCTTCAGAGGCTAATACAACGGGGGCAAGCAATACATCAATCGGATATGGTGCTTTAGGAGCTAATACGACAGCTTCTAACAATACAGCAGTTGGAAGAAGTGCTTTAACAGCAAACACCACAGGTGCAAACAATGTAGCGGTAGGTAAAGGCGCACTCGATGCGAACACTACAGCAGATAAAAACACAGCAATTGGCTATGGTTCTTTAACAGGAAATAGCACAGGAGAAGAAAACACATCTTTAGGAGCAAATTCTTTAGTAGGAAATACCACAGCAGATAAAAACACAGCAATTGGCTCAAGTTCTTTAGAACAAAATTCTACAGGTGCAAGTAATGTAGCGGTTGGAAGAAGAGCCTTATATGCCAATAGCACAGCTTCTAACAACACTGCCGTTGGTTATCATTCTTTATATGCAAACACCACAGGTGCAACCAATACGGCTGTTGGCTCTTTGGCTTTAGATGCAGTAACTGGAGGTGGCGCAAATACTGCGGTGGGATATGAAGCCTTGACTTCTTGCGGTGGTTCTTCTCATGTTGCTGTAGGTCATGGTGCTGGTAGCAGCATAACAACTGGAGTAGAGTCTGTATGTATTGGATATAGGTCAGGTAACTATTCTACCGATTTAGTAGATGGGGATGGGTGTACTATTATCGGAGCCTATGCTCATACAAGTGCTACCGATTCAAATGCAGCCGTTGTTCTTGGATACAATGTATCAGGAGAAGCAGGATATACAACTATTGGTAATGGTACTGCTGACATTAGAGCCGAGCATGGTGTTGCAACGTGGGCAACTGTTTCTGATGAACGCTTTAAGGAAAATATAAAGTCTTCCAGTGCAGGTTTGGATTTTATAAATGAATTACGACCAGTTACTTTTACTTGGAAGCCTTTGGGAGAAATACCCACATTTTCTGAATCTTATGAAGATGGATCAGTAGAATCTTATAGAAACGACACAGTAAACCATGGTTTTATAGCACAAGAAGTTAAAGCTGCTATAGATAAACATTCTGAAATTGAAGAAGGATTTAAAGCATGGAGTGAGCGAACCGATGGTCAACAAGAAGTGGCAGAAGGAGCATTAGTGCCTATGTTAGTTAAAGCAATCCAAGAACTCTCGGCAGAAGTCGAGGAATTAAAAGCCAAACTGGAGGAATAAGAAATGGCAGTGACTAAAACTTTAACGGGAGCAGTTCCTTATAATTTAAACAGCAAAGTCCAGCAATGGGATTTTACGATGAAATACGAGGAAGGGGCTGATGCCACTTATTATACTTCGACTATGCACACTTCAATCCCAGCAACTGATCCAATTAATGGTGTTGTGAACTTTACACCCAAGGCAGAAGGTGAATGGACATTGGCAGAACTAACCGCACTTTGCCCGATAAGTCAATGGGATGATATATTCGACAGTCAATACGACAGTGTGATTACCAATCCGCCTGATAATCCTGTGCCTGATCCTGATTATGTGATACCGAGTTAATATGCCCCTCCAAAGAATAACTCCAGCTAAACCAGGTGTTCGCACCAATGGAACTGACTACTCAAATGTCGGCAGATACATAGATTCAGACTTAATGCGCTTTCACAACGGCAACGCCAGACCGATTGGTGGTTGGACTAAATACACTTCAAGCACTCTTGATGGCGAACCTATGAGTATGCATGCCTGGCAAGACAATGCCGGTGATCCGGTCATGGCTGTCGGCACTCGCACCAAGCTCTATGTGTTCTATCAGGATGTTTGGACTGACATTACTCCCACCTCGTTTGTCGCGCCAGAAAGTAATGCAGCCTTGGGTTTTGGTGCCTATCTCTATGGCAAGGAAGATTATGGTGATGAAAGATCGCAGTCAGGCTTGCAAACAGTTTTCGACAGATGGAGTCTTGATAATTGGGGCGAGGACTTAGTGGCCTGTTGCAGCAGTGATGGCAGACTCCTAATTTGGGAATCAAACTCAGGCGGCACAGCCGACACGATAGCCACCGCGATCACCAATGCACCCACCGGTTGCGAGGGATTGATCGTAACCAATGAACGACATCTTGTGGCTCTCGGTGCATCAGATGATCCACGAAAAATACAATGGTCAGACAGGGAGGATAATACTACCTGGACAGCCTCCTCTACCAACTCAGCCGGTTCTCTGCAATTAAGAACCAAAGGTAAAATCGTTTCAGCAAAAAGGTGGCAAACAGACATTATGCTATTTACCTCTGGGGGATTGCATAGAATGTATTATCAAGGCCAGCCTTTTGTTTATGGAATACAAAAAGTGGCAGAATCAGTTGGTGCAATAGGCTCAGAGGCAATTATCAGCACTTCCGGTTTCATGGTGTGGATGACTGATAATGGCTTTGTTGTTTATGACGGCACAATCAGGCCAATCAACTCTGATGTGCATGATTATATTTTTGATAATATTTATCAGAGCTTTGCTAAAAAGACCGCTGGTGGGCATAACGCAGAATGGGGAGAGTGCTGGTGGTGGTTTCCTTCAGGTGTTGCCCAAACGCCAGATCGCTATGTAATCTGGAACTATCGTGAGAACCACTGGGCAGTTGGCACAACACTACAGCGAACCTGTTGGCTTGATAAAGGAATTTTTGCTTATTCTCTAGCAGCCGATTCTGCGGGTGAAATATATCAACAAGAAAGAACGAATTTGTCAGACAGCCCGGACATAAGCACTAATGTTCCTTATTTAACGACAGCACCCATGGAGATCGGACAAGGTGATCGCATAGCCCAGGTGAACGAATTAATACCAGATGAGGAATGTGACAACCTACCCGCTTTAACGCTAGAGTTTTCTGGAAAGCCAAACCCACTAGGATCAAGCACAAGTCTTGGTTCTTTTCAGTTTGACTCTGATGGGTATATCTCTTCGAGATTCAATGCCAGGCAGATTGCCATGACAATCAAGGGAGTGACAACAGAAAATTTTGTGGTTGGAAACATAAGAGCAAACATAATACCGCGAGGCAAAAGATGAGTAGAAGGACATTACCAGCAGCAACGGCTACTTATGACTTCTCAAGCACAAGTCAATTAATAAACGAATTAGAAATAAGAGATGGTCAATCTTTTAAGGTCGGTGAAAGAATAGAGCTGAACGGACAAGATGACACCCAATTAATACTTATATCAGCAGATGGAACCAAATTTAAATTACAGGTCAGTAACGCCGGAACATTATCCACCACCGAAGTATAGACCGGAAGAAGAAAATGTGTGGGTATGGTGTAAGCCACTTATAGAAAAGTGTCTTAAATACCAAAACGAGTATGATATTATTGACATTGAGCAAGCCATAAAAAACGGAAAGTTTATGTTATGGCCTCATCCAACAAGTAAGCAATCCTGTTTTGTAACAGAGATCATAGAGTTTCCAAGATACAGGGCCATGAATTTAATATTTTGTGCTGGTTCCTGGAACGAGCTAGAAGAAATTTTAATCAATGGCATTGAGCCATTTGCCAGGTTTTCATCAGTCAAAAAACTATTTGGCGGTGGTCGTAAAGGGTGGATTAAAGCCCTTCAACGAAAAAACCTAGGGTTTAAAAAAGAACATATTATCAGTAAAGAATTATAGAGAACCATTATGAGTAAAGGAGCAACAACAGCAACAGCAGAAATTAATCCAGACCTACTTGCAATGTATAAGGAGGTTTATTCGGGTGCTAAATCAGCATCAGAATTACCCTACCTTCCATACGAAGGGGAATTAACAGCTGGGTTTAATCCAGATCAATTAGGTGCATTTGACTACACCAGGGGTGCGGTTGGACAGTCTATGGGCTATGACCCCAGGGGCTTGTTGAATACAATGGGAACAGAAGCCCTTGATATTTCTCCATACCAAAATATCTATCAGCAAGAAGTTATTGATGCCTCGCTTAATGACCTTGAACGCGCCAGGCAAATACAACAAATAGGAGCTGGTGATCGAGCAGCTCAAGCAAGTGCTTTTGGTGGCTCAAGACATGGGGTTTTGGAAAGTGAGGCTGACAGAGCCTACTACGATGCTGCCTCAAGAATGGCATCAGGACTGCGGGCAGAGGGCTTTGACAAGGCTAGTCAACTTGGATTAACCGACAGAGATTATAGAACAGGCGTTCAATCAGGATTGCTTTCAGACCAATATAGAAACATCGGATTGCTTTCAGGAATAGGCGCACAACAACAAGCACTACAACAAGCCGGATATGGAACCAACTATGACCAATACTTAAGGTCTTTTGATTATCCAGCAAGACAGCTCAATTTATTAACCCAAGGTGTTAGTTTCCTACCATCAGCAGTTGGTCAAACACAAACAAGAGGAACAGGCTTTGGTGATGTTTTAGGAGCTGGGGCTGGACTACTTGGAGCTGCCCTGTCTGGCGGTTATTTTAGCTAGGTAAAAACTATGAACCCAAACTACTACAACTGGCAACAACTTATGCAACAGGTAGCACAACAAAACGCTGCTAAACAAACACCGTTCTTGCCAACAAACCAACAAGCAGCACCGCCGCCAACCTCTCTTTTTGATAAAAGCCAATATTCAAGGTTTGGCAATGCAATGGCAAGAGGTGGTGGTTTTGGGCCAATGCTTAATAATCCAGCACTACAACAACAAATCACAACCCCGGATCAGTTAGAAATGTATAACCAGGCAAGAAAAGCAGCAAGAAACAAAGGGCTTGGTCAAATGATGTATGCTCTTAGTGATGCCTTTGGTGGTAGGGATATTGGTAAGGGGGTTCAAGAAAGGCAATTAGCACAATCTGGAGGAACTGCTACTACGTTTCAAAAAGACTATCAGTTTTTAGTGCGACAAGGTTATTCTCCTCAAGATGCCATAAACCTTCTGAAACAAAATCAAGCAGGTGCTTATGCTGGAACAGGCATGCACGCACAATATCTGAATGATTTAGAATTGGGTAAAAGCAATCCTGAGTATCAAAAAACATCAAGATACAAAGTTGCTTACCAACAATTACACAAACCCGAAACCTATCTAAACCAAGCGGGGCAACCTGTAACTAGACCAGGATTACGACCAGGCACATACCCTAATCCATTTGGTGAAGATGAAAGCGACACAGGTGATGTTGTAGGTATTTCACCAGCAGAAAGAAACACTCTTATAAAATCAAACAAAGCAGTTGATGATGCAATAGATAGAATTAAGGTTATTGGGGCATCTATTCAAGAAATCGATCCAAACCCATTAACTTTCGGTAAAGATAGGGCATTGATTGATTCAGAATACACACAGCTACAACTTGAACTTAAAAACTTGTTTGCGTTGGGTGTTTTAGCTGGGGCTGATTTGGATTTACTTGAGGCTGTTATTGGCAACCCTACTAATTGGAAACAGTTTTTGATAAGGGGAGGCAAGGATGGATCGCTTATACAACTACAATCATTGTTGGAAATAGCTAACATAGGCAAGAACAAAAACCTATTAAGATTGGGCGAACCCACTGCGCCGGTTCCAGTTTTGTTTGGTGATGAGAACAAAGAAACAAAAAGAGTCCAACTCTTCCTCGACTAACAATGGCAGAAGAAATTACATACGAGGTTACGTTACCTAACGGACAGATTGTTGAGGTTAAAGGACAACCAGGACAAGAAGAAGCCGCCAAAGCCAAAGCCAACGAATATTATTTATCCCAGTCTCATGGCGCAGAGCCACTGGTTCGTTTTAACCAACCAACCATACCCCAAGCTAAAACCCCTGTTGATAAAGGCATAAATTTCCTTGTTGACGCTATAAAATCCGCTGGATCTGGCGCAACAAAGGGCGTTGCTGGCATTGCCTCGCTTCCAGGATTGGCAGAAAGAGGCATAACTTATATTCCAGGGCTTGACCAGGGAATACTAAAAGACCTTATTGGAACCGATTGGGGCGAACAAAGCCTTGGTAAAGCAAAAAGCGGAAAGTATGTTTTTCCAGGCTATGAGGACATTAGGAGAAACCTAGACTCTTATCTGGGCGCTGGGCCACTGTTAGATTATGATCCACAGCATAAAATAAACGAATATCTCCAAACTGGCACTGAGTGGGGAACCGGTGGTTTATTGGCAAAGCCATCAATGATACCAAAGACGGCAAGCGTGGCTGGCGGGGCTGGTTTGCTTGCACAATCCGGCGAAGATGTGTTTGACAGTGAACTTGCCGGGGCTGGAGTTGGCATGGCTTCTATTCTTCCGTTAGCCGTGTTATCTAATGTTGGCCGCAGTAATGCGCCCAGGATGCTCAAAGAGGCATTTGGAAAACTAGATAAAACACAACAACAAGTTTTATTAAAAAACGCACAAGCAATGGAAAGCTGGGCTAAGTCTATTGGTGTTCCGCTGACAGGCGCAGAATCGATTGGCACACAATCAATGATTGATTTGCTTGATATTACTCGTCAAAGCAGATACGGCGCACCTATCGTTGAGGATTTTATCTCAGCAAGACCGGCACAGACACGACAAGCCATAGAACAATCACTAGATGATCTAGCAACAAAACCAACTAGCTATAAAAAATGGGCTGAGAAAATACAATTACTGGCAGATGATTATCTAACCCAACAAAGAAACATTAGAACAACAATGGCTCAAGGTGCTGGCTATACTGCTGCTGATATGGAAGTGGTTTCACCAAAACTTGTGAACAGTATTTTAAAAAACATTGATGAGGCTCTAGCAATCTCAAAGCCAACTGAGCCTGTTTATAAAAATTTAACAAATTTAAAAAATCGTTTAATATCTGAGCCAGCAAGCAAGTCAAAAATTGTAGATGTAAGCGGCAAGGCAACAACTATTCCAGCAATGCCGGAGATAAGGATAAACATTCTTGATGGAATTAAGAAAGAGTTAGATGAGGTGCTACAACTGTCTTATAAGTCTGGAGCTAAAGAGGCGAAGAAAAAAACCGTTAAATCAGCATTAAGCCCTATTATTAAAGAAATAGATGATGTGTTGTTGTCCAACCCAAACTTTGCACAAGGCAGAGCTGTATTTCAAAAGCAGAGCGAATTGGTTACAAATGTTGTTGAGAAAAACATTACTGCGTTTAATAAAGCTGGAATTAAGCCAAAAGCAATAGTCAAGTTGGTGTTTGATCCTGGAAATATTAATGCAAAAGACGTGAGAACAATAAGCAAAATACTCAATAAAGCTGATCCCGATGCTTTCCCAGAAATTGCAAGGATGTGGTTGTCAAACACTTTTGAGGGTGCGTTTAAACCACCATTAAGTGGAGAAACATTAACCGGCGGTGCTAAATACGCCAACATAGTTTTTAGTGGCAGAGGATCAGAACAAAGACAGGTTTTTATGGCAATGCTAGATGGTGTTGCTTCCTCTAAAAACCTAACCTTTGACCAGCACCGAAACTTTAAAGTTGGCGTGGAAAGGTTAATGCGGGTTCTACGAAGCACTGGCAAAGTGCCAGCATCAAACTCTGCAACCTATCAAAGACAGGTGATTGGAGAACAGGCTGGGCAAACAACCGCCGGAAACATTGCATCTTTTATATCAGCGGCCCCGCTTCAATCAACTAAAAAATTCTTAACAGAGTTGGCTAAAAAACGAACAATGGAAGATTTGGCAAAGGCCTTTACTTCTCCTGACTCTATTGATGAAATTATTAAGTTGGCTAAACTACATCCAAGCGCATTAGAAAGAATGATCGGTGACACCTCAAGAACTTATGCGCTGACAACAGCAAGAGAAACACAACAGGAATTAAGAAATTAAATGGCAAAACTAAGCCACCAGCGCCCGTCTAATCGATTCTTTTGCACCTAGCTATACCCTAGCATACCCCTAAAAGCCTATCTTATACGAGAAACGTAAAGATCATATCGAACACCAGGTAGGCAAAACAAACCCTAAACAAGCCCCTATAATAGATGACCTGTTGCTCAAGGGTTTCTATGTTTTTAAGTTGGGTCTTGTTCAAATTCTTCCAATATAGAGAGTATTTTTGTATAGCCTTTGATGTCTAATAATGTGTCGCCATCACCTGGCAGATTGTTATACCTGATCGTTTTAAACATCAGCATCATGGCAACAGCTTGATAAGGCTGGATGTCATCACCTAGGATTGCAGACCAGGCTTTTGATACTTGCCGAAAAAACTTTGCTGGGTGGCCGTATTTTAATCCTTTGGTATGAATTAACTCATCAATAAAGAACTCATTGTATTTCATGGTTTGGGAAAAACATTGGTCACAAGGCATTAATTACACAGCCTCATCACGCTTTAATAGTTCTTGCGTCAGTTTGTCGCTTAAAAGATTTTGAGACAACACAGCACATTGACGAGCTATACTATTAAGATGGTTTTCATCTAGAGTTTTAAGAGCAGATTGAACATTCTTAATGTCTTTAACAATATTGCTCTCCTCCTCGTTTAAATCATCTTCTGATATTTCTATTTCATCCCCTTTTAGGTTGGTATATTTAATTGCCGGGGCTTCTTCTTCGGTTTTTACTTCATCAGTCATTTTGTTTCCTTTTAGTTGATTGAGTTAAAAATTTCATTGCCAACATCTTTTGCGTTCTTAACTGATGTGTGCAACATAACATGGGTATATCTAGCTGTAGATTTAATATCTTTATGGCCTAACAAATTACCAATCTCAGGCAAAGATATTTTCTTGGTGCTTAATGCCATTGTCGCAAAGGAATGGCGTAAGTCATGGAGCCTTAAATCAGAACAACCGGTTGTCTTTCGTATTGAATACCAAAGCCTTTTTGGGGTGCTAATGCCAAGTATTCTAACATGATCTTTTTTTCTTTCTAGTTTATTAATAACCGTCATTGCTTGAGAGTTTAAGTGAATTACCCTGGCATCATCTTTATCATCGGTTTTATGTTCTTGAAGGGTAATCATGTTGTCTTTTAAATCGCCCCAGGTTGCCTTTCTAATCTCTGAAACCCGACAGCCTGTGTAGATTAAAAGTTTTATAAAATAAACAGCTAGGCGTTTGTTTGGGTTCTTCTCTTGCTCCTTTAGAGCATCAAAGATACGCTTTAATTCATCGTGGCTGTAATAGCGTTTGCGCTCTGTTTCCCTGTTCCTTTTAATGTTACACACATTGTGTTCGAGCAATTCATTTTCAATAGCCAGGTTTAACACCGCGTTAATAATAGACAAACAGCGATTGGCAACATCAGGGGCGCGATCTGTTATTTTGTTAAACAGGTTAAGCACATCGAGTCTTTTAATTTCTTTGATCTTTTTACGGCCCAATGTTCTTCTAACGTCTTTGTCATAAAACCTTTTGGTTTCATCTGTTGTTTTTTTGTTGCGTCTTTTTAAGTCCTTTAAATAAAGACCAAATAGTTTGTTTAAAGTTATATCCATTGTTTTCTCCTGTTGTTTAATACTCATAATCATCAAATCTAATCAATGCCCAGGCGGGTAAGCCTAAACAAAGAATCATTGCTATAAACCGTCCTACAGGAGTGTTTAAAATGTCTATAATAATGTTAATTAATTCGTTCATTTATCCCCTTCTCCCTACCCGGTAAGTCATTCCACCTGTAAAATTTCTTAGTAGCCATGTGCCAGAACCACCCCTGATGTTCGTGTTGGTCTGGGGGAAGGTCTGATTCCACATATTCTGGTTTATATTTTTTGTTCATTTTATTCACCCTTGTCAAGCGACAATGATTCAAATGGTTCCTCTCCGGGATATTGCCCGGCATTAATTAAATATTGTCTATCCTCTAGTCTTTCTATTGCCTGACTAATTAAATAGTTTGTTTTTTCAAGGTCTCCAGCTGCCAGCGCTGAGAGTGCCTTTCTTAATGTATTAAGAATTACAGGCATCTGTTTTTCATCCACTTGCTTATAAGATAATTTCGATTCTTTCGATAATATTCGCCCTCTTTAATTCTTGATTCTCCGCGCCTTAATCTGCCATCGTCATTATCTAAAAAGTTTTGTATCACAAAGGCTTTGAATTTTTTATCTGTAGTAATTTCTTTTAACATTTCTTTATTCCTTGGTTTTTTGGGAAACAATCTCTCCCAATCTTCTGTTGTCCATATTTTATTCATCTCTGGTTATAACCATGTGGCCGCCTTTGGCAGATTGCACCCAGCCAAACTCTTTTAGGGTGTCCACTCGCAAGCGAACCGCACCATATCCAAGACCCATTGCTGCTGCCAGTTCCATATAGGTCGGTGTGTGACCATGTATATCTGAATAATCAATGATGGCATCGTAGGTTTTTTTTGCCTCAATCTGCCGGTTATATTCAACCTTGGTTACACGCCTTGGTGGATAGTTTATTTTTTCAACATTAATTGAGTTCATTTTTAGCCTCTTTAATTTGAATTGTTTTTGAACGTATGGTGTAGGACTCTTTTTTAGCCACCACTCTTTCAGGGCGTTCTTTATAAGTGCGACTACCCCAGGTGACTCGGTAATTGCCTACAACAGCATGCTTTTTGTCTGCCATATAAGTCTTGATAAGCTTCTCGTGATCATCAATATCCTTTTTCAAATTCTTGATTATGTTGTTTGCATGTTGAATCTCATCAAGGTTTTCAAGTAGCTCATAAGGCAGTTCAACCATTTCATCATAGGATGTTGGATAAATGATGTTTACATCCAGACTGTTCTTTGGCTCATAATAATCTTCCTCTTTAACTCTGCGCTCAAAGTCAGTAACCGTTTCTTCAAACCATTTTGAAAACTCAGGATCACGCTCAAAGACAAAGATTTTAAAATCAGTTGAGTTATAAAGAACACAAACCGCACACCAGGTTAACTGAGCCATTTCCATATATGCCATGGCTTGCCATTTACCGCGCCAGTTAGGTAGTTCTTCCTCGCCAAAGTCTCTTGTAACCTTACATTCCAAAATACCATCACCTAACAGTTGTAGATATTTGTTGTCAGGGGTATAAATTCCTTTTTCAGAATCAGGGCCAACAACCAGGGCTTCGGTTACACCCGCTGTCGCTATCCCATCAACACTTCCACTAATAGGTAGAGTGGAGTGATGCAATGGGGCTTCGATGTTTAGGCGCACATTGGTCAGTCCAAGCCTTAGGCAAGCCTCATCTAATAAAGGGTTTTCTAAGACATCACCCATTCTCATGAATGATTTTTGGTTATCATCTCGGACATTCTCTCCCTTTCTGGCCCTAATACAGCGATCCAATAACTCATTTGGTGTCAGACCATAAGGATAGTCTGGATCAAAAACCGCTAGACCGCTGCCTGATAAATAATTATCGCTTGTTTTTTTACCTACCATTATTGCGCTCCTATTTGTTTTCCATAGCTCCTAGAAACCGCTTTGGTAATCTCAGCTGGAGTGTCAATAACACGGTGTATTGCGCCTTTGGTGGTTTCAATCACCGTATGTCGCATATCATCGTCTTTCATTTTTGTAAGTATCTCGTTGGTAGGGATTTTTATTGGCCCATTACCTACTTCATATAAGGTAATAAAACGCTTAGATATAATTGGGTTTCGCATGACAATCTCTCCTGTTTTTAAGAGATTGTGGGTCTGCCGTATCTGATGATGCTGATGATCCTGTGTAAACAGGATGATCTGTATATGCTGCAAAGGCTGGTTGCCCTGTAACACTATATATAATATATATTATACGCATATAAACAGGCTTTAAAAAAAGGGGCAGAACGCCACAATCGTTTGGTTTTATATAGGGGTTAGGTGGTTTTTTTAAGCCAACCAAGGCGTTTAGAAATTGGTATTTGGATGGACTCCAAGTGGCAAAGGCGCTACCCCCTCCTGTTAGGATAGGTAAGATTTTCATTGACCGGTCTCCTGGTCAGGTCGCCGTTGTGCTGCCTTTCGTTCCTTGAGTTCTTTGTCTGCATCCCAGACCGCATTTTGGGCAACCAAGACAATGACCTCTTTGGAGTTATAGCGGGTGAGAATATTCTTTAGTTTAGGCAACAATCTATTTTCCATTACATCCACCAAATCGATGACATTTTGTTTATTGAGCAACGGACAATCCATGCGTCTTGACTTATGGCCCATGACTGCGGTTCTTGTAAAATAAATTCTTTCATCTCTTTCCTTGTTTGCTCTTTGGTTTGCCATTGTTATTAAAATAAATCTTTTTAGTTTGTTTTTAAAGAAAAATTAGTCACAACAAATAGTCACTATTTATTGTGTGTATTTTTTTTTCTCATCGTTTATATTCCTTATTGATCTCTCGATCAGGGCTTTCCCACCAACCGCAACGAACAAAGAACTGCCCCATATTATCGAGGGTGATACCATGCTCAACCACTGTTACCTCTTGGTATTGGGTGTGTTTAACGCCGAGTGAGACCGCTAGAAAATCTTTAAAGGGTTGCACATAATCGGGATTGATAAAAAAACAAAAACGTCTGCGATCAACCCTACACAAAGCACAACGCTTAGGACAAGACTCGCGGCATCGTTGGCGTTGCACCATGCCCTCCTTC